TGTCTAAATTTGGTAATGTTATATTACTTAATTCCCATACGGGAACTTTTTCACTTTGTATCGAAATTTCCATTTACTATCTTTCTATCTTAGGTCAGGGATATTAGGATCCCTATATTGCTCAGGCATAGCAAGTTCGCCTGGCTCATATAAGAACTTATCTCTATTCTCTGACAAGAATGCCCTAGCACTTTCATCCATTAAATTTAGTCTATTCTCATTTATCAAAATAGTTTGAAAATTTAACCATTCATTCCATGCTTTTTCTGAGACATTCTCAAGTACTCGTTTACCTGCTTCTCCCGGAAATGGTGCTTTTTCTAATCCGGGCAATTCTTCATTATACTTTGAACAAAAAACTTTTGGCATATTGTCTCCTTTTGTAATATTACTTAGTTATAATAACATATTTAATATAAAAAATCAATAGTTATTTTGATATGCAGTGAGGTTATCGAGGTATGCAAGTAGCTTTGCATTTAGGACATAGCGGGAATGTCGAAAAAACACTGTTAATTCATCATTTATTCGTGTATATTTATATAAATAAAAGTGATACAAGAAGTCCTTTCTTGTATTGGCACTGGGAAAGACCAGGGCAGGCGCAGACTGCCACAACAAACGAATGACGCCGGAAAAGACCGGGGTATTGCTTTCCTCAAGCACAAAGAAAATTTATTTTATACGGAGAACGTAAATGACGTTGAACTTTTTCAGCGGCCTTGTGAGTGTCTTTTCGTCCAGAACTTCTAATAAGTTGCAAAAGGACATGATGCTTTGGGCCAAAACAGAATACAAGAATGATTGGCAGTATGCCTATCAAGTAATGATAGAAACAGGTGATGGACCAAAAGGATATCACGGATTAGGACATATCGGAAGGAATTTTAATGCTTAAGTTTATTTTAAAATTACTAAAGAAATTAAAACCAAGAACAATAGAACAAATAGAATATGATTACTTGGCTAGTTCGCACGACTTAGTTGACTTAGAGCGTAGACAACGAGTATTACAAAGGCGTGAAACTACAGTAAATCATAATCTTAAGGGATGGGTATAATGAATACGATGATAATTAGAAGCACATGCAGAATATGTGAAATAATAAAGATGGCTCTTACAACAGCGGTTATGGCAATATGGGCGTTTGGTGAGAGTGCCGGTCGTGCAAGAGCGGCAAGTGAGTTGTACCGTCAAGGGTATATCAAAGAAGCTAAAGCATTAATGTTAAGAGAAAATGATGTTTAAAAGATTTATAAAAGCAATGGAATACAGAAGTTACTGTATGGCAATTAGAGAACTAAGAAGTAGAGGCTATTATAAAAAAGCCAATGAGATTTCTGAATTTAAACACAACATGTATGGAAGTTTTTGATATGTGGCCTTACACAGAAGAAGAATTAGATTTCATCAATGGTACAAAAAAGTAAAAGGGGCTTAGGCCTCTTTTACTATATGTCATCTTCGATTGAAGAATTTTGTTGAAATATTTTACCAACATTACCAGAAAAGGTAAAGTGCCCTACATGGTCTAAATTGATTAGTGGGTCTAGCCAAACTTCACCACCTAATGCTTGCCATCTACGACAAAATGCGTAGTCCTCTGATAGATACCGCTTTGTATCTTGTTCATGCATACAATCAAAAAATAGATAAGTCCATTTAGCAAATTCTTCATCCATATTCAAATCATTATTAAAATACAAATCAGGATAAGCGGAAATCATTTTTTCAATTACTTCACGTTTTATCAACATAAAACCAGTTGCCGCGTCACGTAACTTTACCAACCCATCTTTAGTTTTTATTTTACGTGAATTGTCTTCTTCTATGTTCCAATCAAAATTCAATGCATAATTGGCGCCTGCTTGTTTCAAATCTTCTAATGTATCCGCACGGCCACCTAGTATTCTACGTTCTATGCCTCTCCAATCTAAATCTTTTTTTGGATATGCACCGACTATAATATCTTTATCATGTTGCAACATATGTAAGATATCAATACAATCAAAATTAACATCAGCGTCAATAAACATTAAATGTGTTGCTTTTGGATTAGCCATAAAGTACGCAACCATATGACAACGGGCTCTTGATATCAACGATTCATTTGCACTAGTTGTAACTGAGTAAGGTATTTCGTGTCTAGTATACATCATATGTGCCTTAGTCCAACTACGAAAGAAAGGCTCTGTGATTTGTCCACCATAACAAGGGGTACAATAATGAACGTGAGTTTTTGAAATAAACTCTAAGTCAATATTTTTGCGATAATTTTGAAATTTTTCTAGTATGTTTTGATCCATTATTCACCTACATAGTTATATACTAATAATACTATATTTAGTGAGGAATGTCAATAGTTATTATGGACCAGTATTGCGTTTTGTTTTTTCGTCTTGTATCCACTGCTTTGCTTGACGCTTAGACGGTGGTTGAATAAGAAACTTATCAATTTGATTGTTAACTTTTGAAAAGTTTTCTGCTCTTTCTGGATCTTCAAGTCCGCCAGAATTATCTACAATGTGGAAGTTGCCTGCACGAAATAGTTGCTGAAACTTCATAAGATTTTGTTGTACTGAATTCCACATCTTATTAACTTGTTCTCTAGGAAGACTTCTTGGGCGATCCTGATTACGTTTCTGTGCAACTTCTTCACTTGTGTTTACAAACAACATCATAGTGTCATAACCAAGTTGATGTAACTGTTCTTGTGCTTTTGATACTTTTGCAACGTCTTTGCCAGTACCATCAATTATAAGTCCTAATCTTCCTGCGATATGTGATGCTTCTTTATTCGCAGTAATCTCTTTAGCACGATTACGAATTCTTTGTCCTTCATCTGAATAGATATTGTCAGGAGTTAATTCTTTACCTGCTTTGCCCATCATAAACTCGAAAATGTCATCAGAGTTTATAGGTTTAAGTCCAGTACCTTTTAGTAATTTTTTAGCAACAAAAGTTTTACCTGCGCCTGGGCCTCCAGCAAAAAATACTGCTTTAAAAATATGAGGGTCATTGACGCCTTCTTCCATTGGTTTTAAAATTTCTTCAATACGCATAATTAAACTCCTTATATCTATTTATCATTTAAGAGAGTTTTATCCATGGCATTGGATCATCAGTATTTCTACTTAAATCTAATATATGATTATCCATTATTGTCGTATGTACACTATTTACTACACGGCCTGCATATTCTTCTATATTAGTTTCATCTAAGTATGACGGACTCATACATGCTATTTTCATATTCTCTTTGCTACATGCCATCCATTGTTGCTGTTGCATCTGTCTTATACTAATATAATCTTTATACTTAAATTTATATGCGGCAGTCTTATCAGTTACAGTGATAGAACTTGTAATGAATATAACATTTATATCTTTTTTACCACTACGTCTATTTGATGATTGAACTTCATTAAGAACGTGTGATATAGTATTAATAACTGTTACTGGGTATGACCATTTCCATGAGTATGGGTCCTGATGTTGGTTTATATGTTTAAGTCCTTGATTCCAGTGAGGAGGTTCATCCTTTGGTAAAAAATCACACTTTTGATTTATGATTATATAATCTGGTACTTTCATCCTTGATACTTTTTCTACACAACCTTGAGTATCAACAAATACAAAATTGTCTCTACCAAATATCTCAACATCATCATTATATCTAATTTGTTGCTGTCTAATAATTTCTTTACTAAAGTCTGATGTTTGTCCAAATATCCAGATTAACTTTTTATTTTTCATGGTGCTGTCATCCTAAGGCCTGCTTGAGCCAGAGTTGCCGATTCTGTATAGTGTGTTTTTGCATCAATAAGTGTACTATGCACATCAAGTCCATCATCAAAATGTCTTTTTATGTATCTTGCTAATTCTTTATTTTGTTGATGACTCATATGACACACTCTTCCTAGACTGGAATCTTCCCATATATCTATAGTTGGCATCATATCTTTCATATCTAATTTACTGATGTTAGCTAATTCCCTAGTATTTAAAATCAATGTTTTATCGTGCAAAGAACTCACTGCACGTTTTACTGCATCATCAACGAAATCAAATGTATCAGGATAATGAACACGTAAAGTATGTGCCGCATGTAATACTTGCAGATTAACTTTTTCATCATTTGAAATGTTAAATTTAGAAAATTTAAATTGATTATTTAAAGCCATAGATTCTGTAGCATTACGAGAATTGTAAAGTAATTCATGGTTTGTACTATTATTGATTAAATGCAGTCGGCCTGGTTCAGTACATATAAAAATAATTTTAGAATACTCTTGTAATCTATCGATATTATCTAAAAGTTTTCTATATGAATAAGACAATGAAGTTCCATATAGTGCAAAGTTTTCTTGTGGTTCATCGCTTAGTTGCGATAATATAGTTGGCCAGCCTATGGCGCCATTCTCATGTGCAAAACTATCTCCAAAAATACCTATCATTAATATTACCTAACATTTTGGTCTATAGAGTTCCACTGCACTACTGCACTGGCATAATTTCGTTTGATACGATTTATCAGTCTAGTTGTATGTGGTGCGACTTTAGAATTCAAAAGTTCTAGTTTGTTTTGCTCTTTGCTATCGATTCTAAATTTATTTCCTTCTGATTCATAAACTAGCTGAGAATTAGCTGATTTTAATTCTACTGAAACCGATGTTTCATCCTGTGCTAATTGTTCAGAAAGTATGATTGCTTGTTGCTTTAATTCTTCTGTAGAAAAAGTTTTTGTTGCAACTGCTTGGTTAATAAACATCTTTAGATGTTTTATATCTCTTTTTAATTCTAACAATGTATTAGAATATGCTCCTTGCCATTGCCTCCAGGCATCACTTGATATAATTGTTGGTGTTGTCTTTGGTGTATTAGTTGATGTCGATGGCAATGAGCCAGTTTTAGGTGTAGCTGAAAGCACTGTTCCTCCTACTGCATTCTTAATAGTATCAAAAGTGTCTCCGAATATACCCGTAACTTCTGCAAATAAATTATGCAAATATGCGTCTAATGGTTTATGTAATTTTGCAGTTTCAGTAAATGGTGATTGTGGGACTCCAGGAGATTGTGATGCTTCTTGTTTTGCTTGGTCCATTGTTTTAATAACAGTACCAGCATCCGCCCTACTATCAATAGATGTAGGAATAGATGAAAGTGCATTCATCGGTGCATTAAGTTTATTAACTGCACCTTTCATTTCATTACTTCCTGTATTAAGTATTACTGCCATTTGACATGGATCTAATGCCGCCGCCGCCATTGATAATGCCAATGCTTTTGAAAGTAATTCACTTGCTAAACCTAATAACTTTTGGGCTTCCATTGCAATCTGGTTTGTAACATCTGCAATCGCATTTGTTACTTTTCCTACCATACTTCCTATCTGCCCTAATATACCACTGAGTGCCGATGTCGCTGAATTTATAACACCAGATACTGCATTAATTACATCACCTATAATGCCTCCTGCACCACTTATCGCACTAGTAATTTGGTCTATAATTCCTGATATGCCTGATTGTTGTAAAAACCCACCTAATTTATCAAATGCATTATCAATAAAATCCATTGTGCCATCAAACCCACCACTTAGCACTCCTAATATTTCATTAAAAAACGAACAACTATCTTTTTGTTCGCCAAACTGAGAATTCATTCCAGCTAAAGCACTAGCATCTGATAGTGTTTTCGGCAAATCACTCATTTGTCCTGTCGTATGTGTTTTTAAAGAATTAAATAGTGCAAGGCCTAATGCCCCTATACCCAATACTTTAATTACATTACCTACATCAACACCTGTTAATTCTAATATGCCGGCAAAAATTGCTGTTTGCTCTATAGCACTAAAGGACCCAAAAGCACCTGCTAACGCTGTAACATTTGCTAACGTTGGGTTTAGTGCAAAGTTGTTTATGATGCCGATACTATTATCTGCTCTTCCAATATATGGATTTGTAAAGTTGTTACCTGCAACTTCACTGGCAATAGTTGATAATGCAGACTGTCTATTAAACTGTTCTTGTCTTGCTATCAATAATGCTTCTTGCCCTGGTGTAAGTGATGCAGATGATGTTGTACTATAATACTGTGCAGGCGTGGTATTTACGTTTGAAAACGTGTATTGTCCTCCGCCTCTATTTACAAATTCTTGATATAGTCTTTCAATTTCTGCTTCACTAGCCATCTTATTATCCTAACTATTTACAATAACATTTCCTGACCCAGAAACAACTTTAATGCCACATGAAAACGAATCGCCTACTCTTCCCAATGGACGCCCATTGACAAAAACATTATGCGAACCTACAACAAGAGGAGTTACATGTGGTGTACAAAAAGGCGGTACACCGTGTGGTGTATCCTTGTCATTCACTCTAAATGCATTTAATCCATTGATGATTACATTTTCAGAACCTGCATCGCACGTACCTGGTCCACAGGGTGAGTGTGCTGATGTACTATCTGTTGTTCTTGCGGCACTTGGCATTACGTTATTAATCCTGAGTCTGGTGTAACTAATCCGCTTGTTGCAGATTGATACGCTTTGGTCGTTTCTTTGTTTGTTTGCAAAACAGAAACTATTTTATCATCACGTAATACAACTTCGCCTTCACTATCACCTGTTACAGTAAATGGCTGAAACGAAATCTGTTGTCCAAAGACCAAAGTCAATGGTTTTTTAACGACAAAATCTGTACCGTTTTCACTTACAAACTTACCTAGCAATTCTTGTCCACCAGTCATTACTAATGTGACAATATCGCCTTCTTTATATTGTTTTGTTTTTAACATTTGCTTTCTCGTATTTATGTTGTTAATTATATATGTATTTATTTCCGATCCTTAAGAGTCGAATTAATCTTCTTTTTATCAAACTTTTCCATAATATGCAAGTCTTTTTTGTGCTTTTCATATTCACATACTTGGCCGTTTGCTCTATTTAAGATATATCCATCACAATATGCAACTAAGTACATATCACCATGTAACATATCATGTACTAACCAAAGTTGGTTATCTCTGTCTGGACATGCAAAATCTACAGTATAATAACACCCTAGACCATTACCACTATGCGTATACCAACCTTCATTGATGTATTCCCAGATATCTGGCCAGGTGTACATATCATCATAGTTGAAGCCATGTGTTGCTGGATCAAGGCTTGTAAACCAATCCATAGTTTCTTGTAGTTGCTTTTTAGAGAAGTCTTTTTGAAGTTCTAGTCTTATCTGTCGCCACTCATAAAGCAAAGTAGCTTTATCACGCATATTACATTGTCCATCTTTTAACCGTAAAACTTATATCTGTTTCAAATCCTGCATTTTGTGTATAATTAAACTTGATATCATCGCCGTCAATTACTGCATCAAAATTAATATTTGAAAATTCATCTGGTTCTGCAATGTTATCTCCATCATCTTGCCAAATTTCTGTGTTATCATCGCTAAGTTTTACTTGGTTGATACCTTGCGGAACACCATTAATTACTTTAATTTGTCCTACTCTTACATATGTCACATTGCCGTCAGTTTGTTTTAATGAGTAGTCAATAAAGAATGATGTACAATCTGTCTTAAGATATCTTAAAAATGTACCTGCTGTTGTTTTTAGTTCTTTGTTAAATAGACTTGAACGCCTGCCTGTTGCCGCATCTAACGATTGTAAATGCTGGTCTGCAAACATTTGATTAAAAGAGTTTTCTGTTACAACTTCTACGTTACGTCTTGCACGTCCGTATTCATGTACGTTAAATGAACCTGATGTGTCCATTGCAGTTATCAACGCATCAACATCTGAAACCTGACGAATAACTAAATCTTCATCAATAGTTAAACCTGGTTCTGGGTTGTCTGCACTATCTAACCAAGACTGAACAACTGCTTGTGCATTTGTAAATGGATCAAACTGTAATTCATTGATTGCTGAATCAATACCAACATATAACTGATTGGTATCATAAGCAAAGCCCATTTCTCCTGTTTCAAGGGTATCTGCACTAATTTCTTTTCTTAGTCCACGTCTGAGTAAAATTTTAACGTTAGTTGTAGCCATCTAAAACTCCTAATTACTACATGTATTTATCAAAATACTCTTGAACCTTGTTCGCCCATTGTAGCGAATACTTGTCAAATTCGTTTTCTTCTACAACAAATTCTTGATAATTGCCCATGTTGTCTGCTTCTGCATCCCAACCAATCATCATGATAACAATAGTTTTGATATCTGTTCCATGTATCTCATTATGTGCGGCCGAATATGCGGCACCTTGTAAAAAATAATCATCAATCCATTCACGTTTTTTTGGTTTACGAGAAGTCTTAAAGTCAATGATTGCAGGCTTCCCTTTCCATACACCAACACAATCAGTGGTACCTGCATATAATCCGGGATAGTACAGAGGAACTTCTGTACCCCAAACTTCATCTACGTTTGAGAGTCCTTTGTCAATAACAATGTCTGATAATTCTTTTGCCATTTGATGAATAAGATTAGACCCATTTGGTCTATCTTCTTCAAGTATAAATTTTTCGATATGTAAGTGAACTTGTGTGCCTATACCTGTTGCAAGTTTCATAATGCGATTTGCTTCTTCATCGCCTACTCTTTTGCGCCATTCATATAATGCAGTTTTGTCCTTAAGTGCATCCAGCACTGTAGTAACACTCGGTAATGGTTTTCCTGTAGGTGTTTGATAATGTCGAGATCCATCCACATTAACACGTTCTAAGGGTTGATAGTTATATTTTTCTAGTAGCATACTAATAGTATACTACAGAATCATATAGAATGCAAGTGAAACTTACAAATTTTCGTTAATTTGTGCGATTAAATCTGCTTTAGTTTTTCTTCGGTCTAGTGACAAACCTAAATTTTCTTCTGCCCACATGTCTATTTCTTTCTTAGTCATTGATGCAAAATCTGGTCTTTCAGCAAGTGACACAGACTTTTTAGCCATAATAGCTTCTTTTTCTGCTCTTGCTTCTGTGATAATCTCAGGTGTTGTGATAACTTCCGCTTCTGCAATCTTACGTTCTTCTCTAGTAGATATTGCTTTCTTGTCTGCAACTCTTTGCATAAATTCACGGTGTCTTTTAGCACTAGCAATTTCTTTACGAACTTCTTTTTGTGAGTCCGATAATTTTTCTGTGCCTTTGTTTGCGTTATCTTCTAAATCCTGAGCAACCTTATTTGCCATTTCTTTTTTAGAAATAATATTGTGTTCGCCTTTAATAATTAAGCCCATTATTTTATCCTCTTATTCGCTGTTTTAACAGCAAGTTTTTTAACTGTTTCGCGGTCTTTTTCTTTATCATTGTTTCCACCAGATGGGGCTCCGGCTAAATCAATGGTATCGACTGTTACTTTACTAACATACTTGCTATTAGACAATATATCTACTAAACTTTCTGGAGTAACACTATACCCCATGTCTGTCAACTCATCTACCATCATATCAGTACCTACGGTGCCAATATCATTTGCTTTTAGTCTAACAAGATACGCATTTATATCATTACGCATCTGTGCATTGTAGTTTGCGTCTTCGTTCAACAGACTTGAAATTTTCATGTTTAGTCTCTTTTCGCACGACCTAATGGTTCATCAATTTCACCCGATGCAGATTCGTCGCCACCGGCTATATCTGCCGTAATGTCGCTTTCCATATCATCTTGCATGTCGCCGCCCATTTCGTTGTCAGCTGGTGCCATTGAATCATCTGATGCCGCTTCGCCTGAAAGAACTAGAGTAGCATTATTAACTGAATCTTTTGCTGTTCGTGCCGAGTCTAATAAACTAGCAATCGCTGAATCAACAGAAGATTTAAATGTTCCTGCTTGGTCTGGTCCATGGGTATAAGCCATTTCATCAGATAGTGGACCTAATTGGTCGTTTTGAATTTTACCTAATTTTTCGATAACGTCTTGTAGTTCGTCTACGATACCACGTGCCGCCATTGTAATTTCAGCCTCAGCCGCGTCACCTTCTAGTAGTTTATTCAACTGTGCTAGAAGACTTTCTTCTAAATTTTCATTAGAAACCTCGGCAGATTTTTTATCTGTATTTTCCATTTTTGGTTCCTTTGTTTTAGTGTTTTCTTCGGCCTTCTTAGCGTGAACAGCCTTACGTTGTGCATCACTTACGTATTTGTGTTTTCCACCTTCGTCAAGTGTTTGCTCTTTGTGTGCTTTCAACAATGACTTAACTGTTTCTAGCATCATCATAGTTTCTACGTACTCACGGTTTTGATAGTCTGAACGCATTTCACGTTTCTTTGATTCCAGCTTATCTTTAGCCTCGCTTAATGATTTCAAGTCTCCTTCAACTGAATAATTGAAGTTTGACTTGAGATACTCATTTAGTTTTGACGATATCATTATTGTATCTGTCTTAAAAAAGTTTGTACTTCTCATGGTAATTGCCCCATTACATAATATGTTTATATTATGTATTTATCTTTTTAAATTAAATTAGTGGTTTTTGTGTTTTAATAGCTTCATACAACTCATTAACGTGCTTTTTAGCATTCCAGGCTTCTGCTTTCGCTCTACTAAATCGAGCCTCTGCTATGTCCATCTTACCAAAATCGTTACGCTTCTTTGCTAACTTGTATGTATTTTTATGCTGTAATGCATCATAATAGAATTTTTCGAATACTGCATTGGTTGAAATAACTTTTGTTATCTCTTGTGAGTTAATCTTTCTGCCTTCATTCAAATGATGTACTAAAATATATGCTGTTTCATACGCTCTTAAATCTTCAAACAGCGTGTCATTTGTTCTACTATCAACAATATTAAAGGCCTTATCGTCTGTTTTTTCAACAGAATATATACCTACTTGTACACCTTTTGGTGTTTTTTTAGATTCATTAATTGTAGTTGCAACTTTTTTTGCAACGTTTGCCGTAGCACCTTGGAAATTTCTCATAATATTTTCCATGGCTTTGATGTCCGCAGTTTTTATACCGGGACTTACATCCACTATCTCGTTCCCACCCTGAGATTGTTGTGCTTCTGTTTGTGCTTTTAATCCACTCTTATCGCCATTCATAGCTTTAAGAAGATTCGCCATTGCACCTACATCTGCTCTACTTGGTCCAGTCATTACTTCCTCCGTTATACAGTCCTATACCCTCTTAATGAAGGCACAAGAACACCTTTGTGTGACAGTCTTTCTGCAATTATCTGTTCTCTTTCAGATAATTGTGTTTCATTGACATATTCATTTTCTGAGAAATATTTAGCAATTAAATCGCTCTCTTCCTCATTAATCATTACGTATAATCCACCTAAAACTTCTGTTAATCTCATTCAATACCCCTAAAATTACTTGTTCAGTTTATTTAATAGATTTCTAAATTGTGTTGCAGTTCTAGGATCCGCCGCTAAAGCATCAACCGATGATGCTTGTTGTGCCATTGCTTTACGCTGTATTGGCGTTAGTGCTTTTCCTTGTCCTGCCTGCGTGACTGCATCTGCCGCCTGTTGTGCAGTTGCTCCGCCTAAATTATCTTTTCCTAATCGTTGCATCGCTTGTGCTTTTTTAGTTTTATCTGCCGCTGTTGGTGCCTGTGCTGTAGCGCCCGCTGATGCGGCCTTTGATGCTCTCATTTCGCCAGGAGACTGGGTTCCACCAGCTGAATACTGTTCTTTAAACATACGTGATGGAATCTTTTCTTTCTCAATTTTCTTAGCATATTTCAAGTCTTCTTTATCTACAGGACCTTTAAACCCATATGACTTGTCGTAGATGTGTTCCCAGCCATTGCCATCATTCTTAATATATGAAATTGCCGTATCTGGGTAGCGTACAATTCCGTACTTTGCATTATCTACAAATTCTTCATTCACTCCAAGACCTAAAATTTCTCTTGCTGTTTCCATTTCTGTGTTTCTAACAGCCTTGACAAGTTCTATATACTGTTTAAAATCTAAAGTCTTCAATCTGTCACGAACTACTTCTTCTTTCTCTCCAACCAAATCGGCAATATCTGCAATTTTGTCATCGATGCTTTCAGTTCTCATTGATTTTTGTATTTCTTCTTTTAAATTCATAATAGTACCTCTTACCTTTTATTCAACGTTTTTAAACGTCTACTTGCAGGATTCATTCTTCTTGTCATAGCCGCTTTTCGTTTCAACCTTGATCCTAGTTTTGCTTTTGTCCTAGCAAGAGTAAATCTCTTTTTAATATCAACTGGCTTAAAACAAGCCGTCGGAGTTGATACAGTTTTACCTTTTAATCTACCAGATGAACATCTGTACTTACGTACAATTTGTCTGCCTTTTCTAGCATAAACTAGTTTGGCTTCTTCTACTGGTTGGAGAACTTCAAATACTTGCATTATATACCTACCGCACTGCCAAATACAGATGTTAATAACGCTAACAACATTGTAGCAAATAATGTAGAACTTGCCCAGATAATAATCTTTTTAAGTTCAGAAATACCTTCTTTAGTTTCAGAGGCATTTTTCTCAATAAGACCTTCTAATCTAACAATACTTGTGTCAAGGTTTTTGAATCTTTCATGGGCAACAGCTACATGAGTTTCTAAACTTTCTGCTTCTAACTGCGCCAACTTGCTATCAATTCCTGCCATAATAAAACTCCAAATCTAGGGAAAGTGTTATCCCGTTGATTGTATTTATCATTTTAATTCAGAAATTTTTTATGCGAATTTAATGTATTTTTGCTTTTCTGGTTTAGGTTCATTTTTCCACATATTTCCAACATCAGTATATGACATATTCATTTCTTTTGTATGAGGATTATATGTTTTTCTAGTACTAGTAGAACCAACTCCTAGTCCAACAGCAACATAGAGGTCTTTCATATCGTCTATGTTTAATTTTTCTTTAATCTTATCCAAATGCTCGTATTCCCAATCCATACAATTACAAAATCCACTGTCCAATCCTTTAGTTTTCGCTGAAAGCATAATATTAGTAGATGCAATTCCTATTTCCATTGCAGTTATCATATGTCTATTGTACACTTGTGTCTGTAAATCAATAGTATGAGAAGGATCACCTTCTCTATTCCAAGGTGCATCTTTTCTTCTAGTAAATACTAAAAGGTACGGTGCTAATACTTGTGTGTTATATTGTGCATTTGGTGTTCTTGGGTCACGTTGACAAAAATTATTGAAATGATTTCTAAATTCTGTATCTGACCAATCAAATATATTGATTTCGTATCTTACTACATTTTGTTTTGAAGCTGAACGCCTATGAACTTCGTCCATTATTTCTTCGACAACGCTTTTATCAACAACCTGATCCATATCCCAAGTTGTTGTTTGTACTCTGTCGTCAATTAATGATGCCCATTCCATTATAGAATGTCTGACATTACATATTCTATATTAACGCCTTCTTGCAAAGAAACACCGTCAATGGTAATGCCCTCAGTAAGTTCTTTTAATATAGAAGTGGTATCGCCATTTCTTTCAAATACTTTACCATGCTCTACTGCAAACTTAAATAGCATACCAGCGCCCGTTAACGATGGAGCTAGTCCATCTAGTGACACTGATAAAGGGTTATTCATAATGATAGGTTGTGCAACTAATGAAACTAAGTTAACTATGTCATCAAAATTTTGCTGTGACTGGTCCGAAACATCACCGGTTGATGTAATGTCTAATCCTTTTACATACAATGTGTAAAAGTTGATATTGCCTGATAAGTTTTCACCAGCACTTGCGGCTCCATGTATTCTTGCCATATTTTTTCTCCAAATATAAATTTATATTCTTGTTATATGTATTTATCATTTTATAAGGTAAATCAAAGGCAAAAAAAAGACCCTCTTAAAGAGGGCCTTTTAATTACACGTAAAGTGTGGGTTGGACTTAAAGTCCAGGGGGGTAATAACTTAGTAATCGAAGTCGGCTACTGAGAAATCAGCACCTAGAGCCGCGTCTAAACCAGCGGCATCCCATGCGCCGTTGTTTTCTACTGCGATTCTTACATCGTTACCATCGATAGCACCAACTAGTACTACTGTAGCACGTGTTCCTGTGCCTTCGATAATTGCTTTCATGTCGCCTGCCGCCATACCAGTCTTAGTCACTGTGAAGTGATTTAAGTTACCAGTAAGGAATTGACCTGCTGAATATGTTTCATGTACTTTTGCCATTTTAGTTCTCCTAAATAACTATTTCCTCGGGCATTATAAAATTGTAGTGCCCTATGCTTTTATTTATCTTTTTTTGCAAAAAAGTGGGTTTTATTTACCTCTGGATCCGTATTTCCCACCAATATTTCTTCCAGTTTGATAAGATGTCTTGCCCATTGCTTTTCCTAGCTTGCCTGCACCGTATATTACGCCTACAGCCGCCGCGGCCTTAGTAATTGGACTGTCCCAAATCTTCTTTTTGGTGTCTTTTTCGTCATTTACAACATAATTTCCACGCTTCTGGAACTTCTGTAATGCTGGAAATAACTCACTACGCATTGCTTTTCTACGTAGATATTGCATCATTCTGGTTGTTACTAATGCTTTCTGATTTTGATTTAGATTATCCCAATCACCTACAAGTCTTCTCATAGATTTAAGCATTCCATCTTGTATATTCAAATCACGCTGAAATCTTAACAGCATTCTTTGTTCAAATCCAGGTTCTGATTTACTTGCTGATATATGACCTAGATATCTTATAACTTCTTGTCTTTTTAAATTAATACGCTTTAGTGCTATTTCATCACGTTCATCATCTGCACTAACTTCTTTACCTATTATACGATTAAGCATGATATACAAGTCAGTACCGCTTGTTCTAAAGTAATCGAAATTACGGTATGCGATTGTTCTCCCAGCATATTCTGATGCCAATGGTGCAAACTCATAGTCTTTATTAAACATATTTAAAATCATCATATATGCAAATGTTAACTCTGCCGCATCATCTACATTTGTTTTATTCTGATTTTGTTTTGTTCTAAACAGTCTACTTTCTGTGAACGTATTAACTAATTGTAATTTGCCTTTATATTGTTCCATCATTTTGTATTCCTCGATTGCAATACTTGACTGCATTTATCACTAGCATAAGTTGTAAACCATCTTGGAGCAAACGCATGTATCATACACGCATATGCGGCCTTTTCTAGTTGCCACGAAACCCACATTGCATGTTTAAAATGTTCCCAGCGTGTTTCGCCTACTTCTTCTAAGTGTAATTTACATTTCTTACTTAACATCTAACTAATCCCTTGGTGCGAAATTTGCCGCACTAAACTCTAATCTATCTACAATCTTCATTGCTCTACCAACATGGTCAACAATAACAAATCCTTCTGGATCTGTGACTTTAAATGAACCGTCTGGTTGTTCAATGAAACTGTCTATTGCTTTAATGTTCTTCATCTTTTGCTGAAACATCATTTTTACTGCTTCAACTTTAAGATATGCACGATACATTTCTGCAATTTGTGTCTCGTATGTATTTATGATATTAGCTAACGCATCTTTTGTTTGTAATCTAGCCTGTCCTGCTTTGCCTTCAGGTCCTGTAGCTAAACCGCTAATTTCTTTATCTAATTTATTATTTAAACCCTGTAAAAACTCTTTAACAAATTTAGTTACATCTGATTCTAATGCTTGTCCAGAACGTATTGGTAAGTTTGCGTGTGCCTTAATAGCTTGTACTAAGTCAATAGACCCTATCTTTTGATTAATTGCTTTGAAAGTATCTGCATCAATTTTCATTGAAGATAATTCTTTAATTGCTTGTTTAATCTTTGCAACATTTTCTTGCTTTAGTTGTACCTGTCCTGATACATCTTTAATACGTGCATCAGTAAACCAAACTTTAGATGAAGACTTAAGTTTACTTGAATCATAACCAAATGATGCTTTCATGTCTGCTAGACTATCGCCTGCATAACTTGTATGAAACACAATTCCTATTTCAGCCGACTGCATTTCTTTTGCTGTTTTGCTATCTGCTGGTACAACGTATGTGATTGTATTTGGTTTAAATGCAATATGAGATTTGCCATCTATATTAACAGTTTTCAAATCACCTTTAGTAAACAATAAGTCACCTTGTATAACACCCTCAATACCTAAGTCTTTTAGGTACTCTAATGATGCCGATAGCTTATTTCTCAAACCTGCTTTACTTACTTCTTCACCGTTCTTAGTAGTATCTTGGTGATTGTTTTCAATGTCAGCTTGTGATTTATTTAATTTTGGTGTTTTTGCAAATACGCCTTTTGTGCCTACAAAGAATTGTCCATCTGATGGATCTGTTCCGCAAAATACTGCCGGAGAACCATCCCATTTCGTAGTGATAGCGTCTCCGCCACCTTGTCCATCAAGTGTACTTAATAATTTAGTGAAAGTGTCTACGACTCTTTTTAATCCAGACGTACCATGCATAAACACAAGTTCTTCTGCGTGGTCTAAGTGCGTATTCTTATCTTCCTGTAATTCAGAATCTAGCAGACCTTTCATTTTATTATGAAAGCCTACTTGCTTAAGACGAGGTTTGCGTGGTCCTCTAAACCTACGTTCTCTGCCTTTGCTTAATGTAATCTCTCTTATTTTCATTTCTTATCCCCATACGGGCTTTCGCCTGTTAGATGTGGTCTAGCAAACCATAATTTAAACCATTCATCTGTTCCTGGCTTAACATCATGCTTTTTCATATATTGAGATTTTTCAGTACCCGAATAAGATATGTTTTCTTGGGTGGCTTGCTGTTGGTATGGTTTGTATATACCTGCAAGTTTTCTTAATTGATTTAACTGTTCTTCAAAATCCATCTATGTTTTAGCCTTGACACTTTTTATTCCACGTTTAAACTTCCTAGGGTCTTGTGACCTAATACTATTAACTAGACGCTTGGTCAAGTCATTTGCAGTATCCTCATCAAACTCTCTGCTAATAAATTCAATAAGATTTATAGCACCAGATATGATATGTTCGCCTTTTTGCTCAACCAAACGTTCTTTTTCTTTATCAAAAGCTAAAGAATTTAATTCATCAAATAGGCTTCTACGAGGTTTATCCATGATATTTCTCCGTTCTAACTGTATTTATCAGTTTTCATCAAAAGGAGAACGTGTCTTGGTCTTTACCATTGCTCTCAGATTCATTGCAACATCCGTTTTTTCTTCTGTTTGCGTTTCTTGTGTATTTACTGTAGTTTTCTTACGTAAATTTTCCATCAAGTCTGTAGCACTTGATGATGTTTGTCCATCATC